ATATATCTAATGATAAAGAAGATGATGTTGCTATTAAACAGATAGCAGATTATCTCAAAGACACATAAATTATAACTTTATATGTAAATAATTCAAGATATATAAACAGAGTTTATATATCCTAATATCAGAATCATTATAATTCAGATATTAATTCCTTAATTTTCAATCAGATCATCTCCGCTTCCATTAGGACCATCCAATAGTTGGTTAATAGGACCATCCAATAGTTGGTCAATAGGACCATCCAATAGTTGGTTAATAGGACCATCCAATAGTTGGTTAATAGGATCATTGGATGGATCTGAAAGTTCCACTGGTTCCTGCCGTCTGGATCTAATATGTCCATTAGAATTCATGTCCTGTATATGGGATGGATCTAAAGAAAGTTCCACTGGTTCCTGCCGTCTGGATCTAATATGTCCATTAGAATTCATGTCCTGTATATGGGATGGCAACGTTTTCTCCTGAAAATCATTTTTTTGACTATCCATTAACGGTTGCTTCTTAATATGTCAGCGTAATAAGAATGCACCGTATTAAAGATAGATGGCTATCACAGGCAATTAATATTTCAATTTTTGGGTAACACAAAACTTCTTATTTAACATTATTAATACATATCTCATAATTATAATTAAAAATTGTTATTTCTATCATAATATCATAAAGAAATATCCAACCAAAATAATATTTATAATTTTTAATTTCATTATAGCTTGTTATATTTTGAAGATTATCATTTTTATGTCAATATATCTACTAAATGATAATAGTATTGAAAAGAAAATCCATGTTTATTTAAATAGTGATGTTGCATTGCCATATGAAACAGAAGAGTATATTGATAATATTGAATACTACACCAAAATATATGCTATCCATTTCCAAATTAGTAATATCAAATACCATTTGCGTCTTATTGAATACGACAATGAAATAATGAAATACTGATCATTGGGAAAGAATTGTGGAACTTTTTACATTGCATCGTTCTATGATTCTATATACCCAATATTTTGTTTTGACTAACAACAGCAGCTTCTAGTTTACAATTAAACATATTTTTTTCAAAAACATATGAGCAATGTGAAACATTGCTCATATCAATTCTAGAGTTAATAGATGGAAGCTTAGCTTCCATCTATTAACTGTACAACATTATTTATTGTATGTATCAATTTATATAAAAAAACGAATAATGATTTGTCTGTACATCTAACCCCCAAATATTGTAAAAATATTTAAATATTATTTCAAATCAACTTTAATATCTAAGTCATTTTGCTTCTTTTTCCCTAATAATAAATTTACATCCAATAGAAAAGAGTTTTTCTTCTTAATATAATTTGGATCATAGTATTTTTTGTGCAAATCTTTAAACATCCTTGATCCAAATATAAATTTACGTTCTTTTGCTTTGAACCAAAATACCTTTTCTTGGATAATATTAGATGGTTTTCTGTTATCAATTACCATAGAACGATAATTTTCTGTACACTTTGAAAAGACTTTTTCAAATGCCGCTAATGACGGAAACATACTAGCATAATTATCCCATAATTTTTTTTTATTTATTGTAGAATCCTCCTTAAGTAAAAATACGTAATCAAAATTTAACCTCAATTCTGGTGGTATACCCAAAGGTGTTTGCATAGTCAACAAATAGGTAATATCATAGTGTCTGCCATTCATCAGAACTTCCATTATACATTGGTCATTAACCCATGATTTTTTTCTAGCTAAACAATCGTCCATAATAAAAATTGCTGATGGATCAATTTTTTTTCCATCTTTTTTTTTCTCCTTTGCTTTTTCTTTCATAAATATTTGGCGTGTTAAAATCTTTTTGAAAATTGATTCCTTGATATCATAATGTATGTAAAGATCTGGGAAAAAAAATTTATAAAAAGGACTCATGCGATCAGTTGGAGCAATTACAATACCACCTGGTATATGACGATGATGGTATATAATATCCCTGGCAATGTAGCTCTTGCCTGATCCACGTTTTGCTATCATTACTATGGATGCGTTCTTAACCATTTTTTTCATGTTAAATTCTAATATTTGAAATTTATTGTAATTCATTTATATTTTAAGGAAAACTAATATTTTTTGGAATTAGAATATAGCATAATTTCCACATTTCCACATGGAAAAAATTTTATTGGTCCTTACAGCTTCAATATTATCAGCGTTACCAATTATATTAATAAAAAAATACATCTTATCAAGAAAACAATATTTTATAACCATTCTAGTTGCTATTGCATTGAACGTGATTGTAACATATCTTTATATTCCATTACTGGAAATATCAAATGCAACCATTATTTATACCATTATCAAAGTACTATCTGTTATCATTATAGCATTTCTTGCTTTCATATACTTGAAAGAGAGACTAACAATTAGACAAATAATTGGTGTTACGATTGGCATGATTTCTCTTATGTTACTAACCATCTGATCATATTATCTATTCATTTTTGTGATAGTAGTTCTATATTGGATAGAACAATAAAATGTTTCGTTTTATTTGTTGAACAAATAAACTTACTAGCTTATAATAGTATAATAGGAATGACCGGAGGACTAATACAAATGGCGGCTCATGGAACCCAAGACGTTTTTTTAACTGGTAATCCTAGTGTCACTTTCTTTAAAGTAGTCTATCGAAGACATACCAATTTTTCTGTGGAGTCAATACCACAATATTTTGTTGGTCAAACTAATTTTGGACAAGAGATCGTCTCAACTATTGAGAGGAACGGTGATTTGATGGGACGCATTTACTTGGAAATTACAATACCCAAAGTTGATTTGACAAAAAATATGACGCATTGGAAAGTAGATAAGAATAAGATAAAAGAAGAATTTGAAAAAATGCAAGATCTCTATCGAATAGTAAATGAGTACATTGCATCAAATAGTGAAACTATTTCTAAATTGGAATCCATTTTAAAAACTGATAATATATCCATGCTAGACATAGAGCATATTATGGAAAATTCTGTTTTTATAAATAATTTGTTGCTCAAGAGGAATAAACTTAAAACTTTTATTAGCCAAAATAATTTTTCTAGCATTGGTGAAAAACTATCAGACTTTTGGACAAATTTGATATACCAAATTAATAGATTCGATATCCAGATCATTTTTCTATCAACGATTCGAAAAATTGGCATGTTAAAAAATTTATCACCAGATGAAATTTCCAATAGAAAAAAAACAGAAGTATTGAAAGCCATTAATCAGACACTATATCCAGAAATGAAAGATTTCTACCAAAAAATATATTCTATTTATGTTGCTACGGAAAGATTATATCAATCGTTTCAGGAAGGAACATATACCGAAAGATATCAATTCGCATGGGTAGAAGAACTAGGTCATGCTATTATAGATCAAATTGAAATTAGAATAGGACATCAACTTATCGACAAGCATACAGGTGATTGGCTAATCATTTTTAACAAATTGTATACTAATGAACACCAACTTAAAAACTATCATAAAATGATTGGTAATATTCCAGAATTAACATTATTCAACGATAATATCAAAAAATCCTATAAACTAGTAATTCCATTACAATTCTGGTTTTGCCGTTATATCGGACTTTCATTGCCATTAATTTCCCTACGGTATCATGATGTTTCAATAATATTGCGTTTAAAGGATTTATCTTTACTCTGTTATGTAGAAGATGATCCAGAATTGGTAAATATACAAAATGTTCAGACACAATATAATATAAATATTATGGATACAAAACTATACGTGGATTACATATTTCTGGATTCCGATGAAAGGAAAAGATTTGCCCAAACTACCCATGAGTACTTAATTGAAGTAGTTCACTTCAATGATTTTAAAAATGTAATAGGAAACCGCTTTATTGCACATCTTAATTTTTTACATCCAACCAAGTATATGATTTGGTTTGCACAACCAGAAACTTATCGTCAAAATCCGTCTGGCATTAATAAGTGTCAATGGAATAATTTCGGTATTTACTCCAATAAAACAGGTTTCACAATGAGATCAGCACTTCTACGTCTAAACATGTGTAATCTTACAGATCCCTATTTAGATACTAAATATTTTAATTATGTCCAACCATATCTTTACTTCAAGCACTCGCCTAATGATGGTCTCCATGTTTATTCGTTTGCAATTCAACCAATGGAACACCAGCCAAGTGGAAGTATTAATCTTGGAAGAATAGATGATCTGGTGCTTGACATAGTATTTACTAATGAATTCATTAAAATATTACAAGACGAAAGCATTTATTTGGCAGTATACGCTTTGTCTTATAATATTTTGCGTATTATGGGAGGTATGGGAGGATTGGCTTTTAGGTAAACATTTTGTGTGGTGCTAATAGATTGCTAGATGTTAATAAATGGAAACAGAGTTTCTGTTTATTAACCATAAAATCATCTTTAGAAATGCATAATACAAATACCTATTTTACCTCTTACATTGTAACGTAATGAAACCTAATATCATTAAACAAGGTATTTTGGTATTTTATACTTAATATGGTTATTTGGTGAAAAAATCCTCTTGACGAAACTTAGAACCATTTTTTCTCCATCCTTCTTCGTTGATTGTTTCTGCTATTCTGTAAGGATAATCATGACTGGGTTTTAAATCTCCTACTGGTCTAACTGATTTATTCAAAAAATCATCTGTCATTATGATCCTCTCATATTTTCCGTTATATACGCCTTTGTACCTATCCAATTTCCTGAGTTCATCTTCCGTAAGTTCTACAATACTTCCTAACATTGTATCATCAAACATCAGGATTGCCAGGGACCATTGTTACTATCCCACACATTTCTTGTAACTTGGCAACACTACTATTAGTAAAAAATCTCTTTTTTCCGATGGCTTTTCTTTTAATTCCTTTATCCATGTTACGTCTAATTCTCTCCTTGAGTTGCCTACAAATATTGGAACTATAACAGAAGAGCGGATATCTTTTCTATTTTTCCATTCTGGATGTAATACCCTATTTGTAACCTTGTGATTCATTGGCATCACCATTTATTTAAAAAAAAAATAAACTTTTTATTTGGTGTCTTAATCATATTTTATAATCTAATAAATATTTATTTTCACAAATGTCTTAACTCTGAAATTAATCAGTGAAACATTTAATGTTAATTAATGATATCTTATCTTTGATGAGTAATTATAAATAATTAATATCCATTATCCAATAGGGAAAGATGCCAGGAGCACTATTGCAATTGGTATCCAATGATGCTGCACAAAATGTTTGGATAAATCAACACCCGCAAATTACTCTTTTCAAGAAAATATACCGTAGACATACACCTTTTACCAGTGAACTGATACCAGTACCCTTTAATTCACCTCTTGATTTCGGTAAGATCTCAAATATACAATTGCCTTACCTTGGGGATTTAATTCATCGCATTTTTTTCGTGTTCGATTTACCAGAAGTAGCTGCTATGTTTCTTCACACTAAATCTCAGGATATAGTAAAGGTAATTCGTACGATAACTTCTGATAAAAATCTTAGAAATATCCTTGAAAATTATATTCTACCGGACGATAAAGTAGATATGGAATCCATACTTAATGTTTTGGATGAAACTATCGATAAGTATCGTCTTGAAGAGAAAATACATTTGGAAATATTGTCACTTTTGGACCGATATCATGATTCACAAGGTTTTCTAACTATTTGTAACAAAAGCCAACAAAATTATGTTATTGATTTGGAAAGTGAATTAACGCTTCATCATGAATGTAAGGAAAAACAGTACGATATTGTTAAGTTTAAAATGGATCTGGAAGAAATATGCATAAGCAAAAAAGATAGATATTATTTGGTTTATGAATTGATAAAACTGATGTTTTTATCAAATAAAAAAATTTTAGAGAAGATTCCTATCATTAATCGCCAATTTGTAAGAAGAAAAATCAAGGAATTACTTCCTCATAAATGCATATTGGAAGAACCATTTCTTCCACCAGATTTTGGTCCACAGTTTTATGATTTGTTAAATCTCTATAACGTAACAATAGCTATTGTCAAAACTCTAGCTACTACCGTACCAATAGTGTTAATGAAGGTGTTTCATTTAACTGAATATTATGATATTTACCAGAATTCTACGTCTGTTAAAATAGATAGTATGTATTTTCCAACAATTATCGACCCTAATTTTAAAGCCCATTTAATATCAAAAGTAAATGATCCAATTAAAATTATGGATGATGGAGATTTTCTACCGGTAGAGTTTCAAGATATTAATGATCAAATCTATCCAAATGAGTACGATAATCCGTATCTCAAAATTTTTAATGAAGGAATTAATAATATGTTTTCCCAAACTGCCAAAATGGTTGATATCCTTTTCGAAAAATACCGTGATAAACTTTTTAGTTCTACCGAAAAAATGTTCTACCAAAATTCTACACCATTATCAAACATTTATTCATATTTAGTACCAAAATCTCCATACCAGGACAAGAAAAATTTGAGAATTACAAATGTTTTTAACATTAATATTTGGTATTTCTATTTTTTTAAATACCTAGATCTAATAGACGAATCAAGCTTTTCTAATTATATTAGGGATGCTATTGGTCTATCAGAAAAAGGAACACTATTTCTAAAAAATTTGATCACACTTCTTAAAATTAATATTGAGTATTATATGAATGAAATATCATATCTATTGAACGATCTTTATGCTAGTTGTCCTTCAATTTATCCGTCGGATAGCATGAAAAACTATTCACCACCTGTACACGATTCAAATGTTAATGGAATTAGCATCTACCATAATTTAATTGCAATTACCATCATAATGCACAGAAATCATGTACCATCAATCCTAGAAATGTTTCAGTACATATACCACTTTGTTTCAGTAGTAGATATCGATCGGATTAATCGATATCTTGATTTAGATCTACCAGAAATGGATCCTGGTGAACTTAATAAAATTAGAAGAATTGTAAGACTTCTATATTACCAAATATTTGGCTATTTTATGAATGTTTATGACAGCTTGCGTTTCGAATCTCCTGCCAATTTTACTACTAATGAATATGATCAAAACGAAAACATAATAATAAAAAAATATGTAGCGTACTTATTGACTGGTGATAACAACTGGGATTTAAAATATTTTCAGCCATCACTAGTTAAAGTGGTACCACAGATGGAATTTTATTTTGTTTTGGAAATGATTAATATGAGGGAGATACAAAAATTATATTACAATGTTTTATTTAATAAACTAAAGATATCGGAGGTCGTCGGACAAATGGGTACCAACCTAGTTGAGCTAATTATTGGTATCTTTAAAAAGGATATGGATATTACTGATTTTACTACTGATAGGACTAGAAAATATTGGGATAAAATGTACCAATACGATGGTCCTTATTACAAAACTACCAACCTTGATAGGTTTGATGGAAATTCCTATCTCAAAACACCATATATGTCACGAAATTTTGGTAGGATTGAAATAATTGATCCTCCAATACCATTACCACCTACTAACCCATATGGTATTAATCCAAAATACTATGATCATATTCAAACTGTAATTGATATTTCATCAAATGCTGCAGGTAAAATGTCAGAAATACAAGTATTGTTAAAAGAATCCAATTACCAAACAGAATATACCTATGGACATCAAAGTACACATTTCCAATTGTTCGATATTGACTACTTCAGAATTAAACACGAGTTCCTTCTGAAACAGTTAAATTGTCCTAATAATAATGTATTTGTAGATACTTACCAATTTAATCTTATTAGATTTGCTAGGTTGGCGGAAAGAATGCTAAATAATGGTACGAAACATCCATCGTATCTACTCTATTGGATGTATGAAACTTTGGTTTGTTTAATTAGACAGATATGTCATAGTATTTATGTCGCAGATGGTACTGACATAGAGTATTTTCAGTTATTAAAGACATATTTGCATGAGGTTGAAAATGGTATGTTTAGTAACGAAAATGTCTCCAGATCAACATGCAATGAAATGCTAGAATTGGCAAAAAAAATGTTAAAACATTTAGACCAAAATACTGTTGCGAATATGAGAGTTGGGAACAAAATATATACTCACAGAGAATTAGAATTAAATAATAATTTTGTTAAAAATTTAGATTTTTCAAATGGAGGTTTGTTGGATAATTTAACAGTACTGAGAGACAGTTTTTTGGCACAATATTTCTACTATTCCAAATACTATGACCAGATCATGAAGCTTTGGAACCTGGATGACGATTTCTACTTGTCAAGAGGTATTATGGACATTTTATCTAACGTAGTTTCCAGTGAAACTAACTATGCAATAGTTAATAAAATCCACCCTTTGTCCTTTATTTATCCTGAATTATTTTTTGGCCAAATATCAATGTTAGTTTCTATTTGGAATAGGATAAAGGATTTTGATCAATTTTTGTTGAAACTTTTAGTTCCTTATTTTGATACACAGTTTTTACCCAGAACAACTATTAGGGACATCCAGATTTTTATCAATACCACCTTTGTGACTACTAAGTTGATTTACCAATATTTGGAGGATCATAATCTAGTAAATCTATTTATGGATAAAATTTCCATTTATCAGCCACTGATAATTAAAAAAATGGCACTCTTTTGCGAAATATGTGGTTATTTTGAAATTGATGCAGAAGAACATATGAGAATATCAATCAAAGATATAGAAATTATTTCAAATATTGCCCAAAAATATGGAATTTCATATAGCAATTTTTACAATTATTTGTCAACCATAATTTCATCAAAACATCGTATTTTTGGAAATAATCTGGAGCTATTAATTACAATTTATTACGATCTTGATTCTTTTATAATTCCAGAAAATAAAAATGTCAAATTAGGTACTTTTAAAAACTTGATTCTTCATGACATGTTAGAATCTAATTCCAAATTAGGGAGTCCAGTTTTGGAACGTTATCTAAATTTGATAAGTAATGAATATTATGCATACATCTATTTTTTTATCCATTATCTTAATAATGAGAAAATTGATCCAACAGAATTGCTGAATCCACTGATTTCTAATACCATTTTTACAGATGTAAAGAAGGAATATTATGATAATTTTTCCCATGTTTCCAATGTCCTCGAATACCTGATGGACTATCTCTGGGATAATGCTATGCATCCTTGTTATGGTTTGCAAATATCAAACATTCCAGAATACCCCAAATATCCAAGTTGGTTGGTAAACCAAGTTATTTTTTCCTACTCAAAATCCGATACATCTGTCGATTTATTGGAAATTAGATCTAAGATAGTAGAAATAATTTATAATACCATTAATAAAGGAATCATATTAATTTATAAATGGCTTAATGAAGCAAAAACAATAAGGAATAAAATAGGTACTATATTATACAGAAACAAAAAAGGAAAAATGGCATGGATTCGAAAATTGGGACACTATATCATAGATCAAATAACTATCAAATTTGGTGACCAAATATGTGACACACATACGTCAGATTGGATTGAATGTTTTCACGAAATATCAAAAAATAGTGGTACAGAATCTGGTTATCTTAAGATGATTGGGCATAGGAAGGACCTAATTACATTTGATGATAAAGTGAAAAATACCTATACTATTGCAGTACCACTAATTTTTTATTTTAACAGAAATGTAGGTCTATCTTTACCACTAAATGCTAGTATGAATACACAATACGAAATCTCTATCAAATTAAAGAAGTTGGAGGAATTGTTGTACCATGAGGAATTTTCTGACATTGTTGATCCAAAAATAATGGATCTTGAATATTCCGAAAATACAAGGATAAAGTATTCTCCAAGCCTGATAAATCCACATTTGATGGTGGAATATATCTATCTATCATCGGAAGAGAGGGAAATATTTGCTAGTAGAAAACTGGAATATTTAATTGAAGAAACACAATTAAGTCATTTACCAATTTCTGACCAGAATTTATTACCTGTATATATGGTGAGATCTCCATCTAATAAAAAGAAGTGTATTTTTTGTGTTCTCAATCAGAATACTATTGATTCACAAAACGATTTACTTTCAAGAAAAGATTATCTCCCTAAAAAATGTGTTAATCGTCATGATATCGAAGGAATGATGATAGATCCTTCTTTTTCCAATATTGATTCGAAGATCCATCGGAAAAGAATAATTGTGGATAACCAATTCCATCATCCTTGTAAAATGATGGCAATACTATTCAAATCAATGATTCATATAGACCCAACTTTACGTCAAACAGACGCCAATTATTTTCATGGCGAACGTCAATGGGACAATTATGGATTATATTCTTACTACGATTTAACCAAAATCATTCAAGCTAGAGAAATGCACTACAGAATTACCAAAAAACGTATTAATGATTCTGATGATCCAATTTATGGAATACTGAATATTGTAAACCAAATTTTATTGGATAGAACTAACATGACAATCCATTTACCAAGCGATGAATATTTCTTAGAAGCATTACAACGTATTAAGGACGCATATCTGAATTATCGTGGAATCCTTAAACATAAGGAAAATATTGTAAAGCTCAAAGAATATTTCATGAGTATACCATTTAACATTACAATTTCCGATAAATCAAATTTATTCCTATTACTAAAGGATATTTGCAATCAATTGAATATAGATTTACCAGAAGAGACAGAGATTGCTACAGCATACGATAATGTTAATATCAACAAAAATTTTGAGTTGGATAATAAAGGATTCAAAAAAGGTATAATTAAAATGTTTGATAGATATATTAAAAATGCACTCATTAATAAACATCAAATCACAAAACTGGCTGACGATGTCTTCCAAAATTTTATAGAAGCACATGTTAATATTTTGATTAACTTGGTGGATAAGACTGTAAATATCGGTAATTTTGGACACAATGTGTTGGATCTACTTTGTTTTTTTGTAAATTTTTATTCAGAAGAAGTTAATGAAATGAATGTTAACCTTTCGCATATGTTAAAGAGTATAATGGAGTATTTACCAAATTATGAAAGGTTTGCTTTTAATACCAAAAATATTATGTTTAAAGATATCATACACCAAATATTATATTATGATTGTGAATCAATAACCGATAATTACAATAGCTTGATTCCGTACAGAGTTGTTAACCAAATTGCTTTGGAAATGGCACGCAAACTCAACCAGATAATAAATGACAATTTAGTCGATTTAATAGATTTTCAAAAGAATATGGTTGAAAATCCCAGAGTTAATCCGTTAATTTCTGGACAACTTCAGTTTAATGGTGTAAATTTGGTACCGGATAATGTTGATCAAAAATTTTGGTCAGAAATGACAGCTTACTTATACTTTGACCATACACCAAGTACAGGAATCAACCTTTATTCTTGGTCGTTAAGACCATTAATTTTTCAACCCTCGGGTTCGGCTAATTTAAGTAAAATAGACCAATTTAGGTCTATCTATGATGTACATCCGTTAATCGGAACTTCTTATCCGGCTATAATTACCACATTTCTGGTGGGTGTGAACGTTTTAAGATATTTGTCAGGAATGTGTGGTAAGACATGGTAATTTATTTGAGATATTGCAAAAATGGTCACAATATATATTGTGACCATTTTTACTACCACATCGTTAGACATTATATGCTATAATGTCCTTATCTTCACTTTTCATTTTTCTATTACAGTTCTGATAACATTACCATTATTCATTATGAAAGAGTTATAATGAATTTCTTATGTCAAAGATTTCTTGGTTGTGCACATGTCAGAATATATACATCATTTTTTACATATATTAGTTCATTTAGATGCGTTCGCGACATCATATCTTTATATTATCTTTATAATAATGACGGGAGGTCTTATACAATTGGTAGCAAAGGGCATTCCAGATATTTATCTAACTGGTGATCCACAAATTACTTTTTTTAAGGTACTTTATCGGAGACATACCAATTTTTCCATTGAATCAACCGTACAAAATTTTGGATCAATGGTGGATTTTGGTGAAACAGTTAGTTGTACTATATCCAAATCAGGGGATTTAGTTGGAAAAATTTTTCTTTATATCGAAATTCCATCTCTTCCTAAATTTATCAATATGGAAAATGGTGAAGAGGATAGGATAAAAAAAATTGCATGGATTAGTAATTTAGGATATGCATTAGTTAAAGAAATATCCATCGAGATTGGTGATCAACAGATAGACAAACAATACGGTGAATGGCTTTATATCTGGTCCCAAGTTAGTGGTAGTCATGACCATGCATTGGATAAAATGATCGGAAATGTTCCATCGCTATTCAATTTTAGTAATGGGAAACCAGGATATGGATTATACGTACCTTTGGAATTTTGGTTCTGCAAAAACATAGGTCTGGCCCTTCCGTTAGTTGCACTTGCTTCCGTCGATGTTAAACTAACAGTTACTTTTCGTAGACTAGAAGAATGCTATCGAATTGGACCTACACATTCTATTGAAATAGAGGAAGAAATGGTACCATTTCAAGTCGGTGACTACATCAAACAAACAATTAATAATCAGACCATTTATGGTTTTGTGATGGGCCACGATTTCCGAAAAAAAAAATTATATTATATCAAAATTCAAAGTCCAACTGCTTCCAAAAAAATATTCGAAGCACCTTCTAATGATGACATAATAAAATATCGTATCTATCACACCACCAAACACATTTATTGCACTCCTAAGATTGGATCAAGGGAGACAAATGAAATGGTATCATTGCCATACCGACCTAGAATAGTCAATTCGTTTTTGTTTGTTGATTATATCTACTTGGATAGAGAGGAACGTATTAAATTTTCCAAATCCAGTCATGAATATCTAATAGAGCAAATACAATTCAACCAAGTAATATCCATCAACTCTACAATTGTTAAACAAAAATTGGCTCTTAGCAATCCATGCAAGGCGCATTATTGGGTTATACAGTTAGACATGTTAGTAACACCAGGTTCCATTAATGAATTGTTCAACTATACAACTCCACATTTATACCAGGATATTGATTTACTGGAAAGTGCTAAATTATTATTGAATGGTCATGATAGATTTAGTGAAAGGGGAAGAGAATATTTTAATTGGATAGTTCCATACCAATATCATCATAGAGGACCGAGTACGGGTATTTATGTTTATTCCTTCTCCCTTCATCCTGAAATTTTTCAGCCATCCTCAACCACTAATATGAGTAAAATAGATGATATTTATATGCAAATGCATTTGAATGGAATAATTGGACCCTACAATACTGCAAGAATTCGTTCGTATACTATAAGTTACAACATACTCCGTGTATTTTCACATACGGCAGGACTTTATTGGTAATTATTTTATATGCTATTGGTATTAATAGGTCCAGGAATCCATTAATACCATTATAATATTTTTTTATATATCCTACAATCTTCCACTACTCTATGATAGTAATCTATGATCTATGATAACTCATAGTTAATGGTCTTTCATACTTTGGTTCTTGAGTAGTTTCTTGTAATTTATTTAGTATTGCCATTGCCAATGTCTGAAATATGTCAATTATATTAATCGCACGTCTGTTATAAGCGGCACCCAAATTCAGCAAATTAGAATGTTTCCTTAATACCGCTTCCAGATCAGCTTCGTCTGTAATACTAAATGCATCCACGTAACCACGTGATGCTTGATAAAGCTGGTTCTTTTTAAGTAATCTCACCAGAGAATTTCTTAGTTCATCTTCCGTTTCTTTTAGTTTTGCTAATTTCTCATTAATTTTTCTTTCTGTTTCTTTTTTTAACATCATTTTCTTTTCTCCAGACAATCCTTTCATAGTTTGCAGAAGGTTATCAAAAATTACTTTGAACAATCCATGGCCATAATGTTGATTTATATTCTTTAATTCATTCTCTGTTCCCTCAATATTTCCTCCGCGCATAGTAACATAGTAAGTTGACGGAATTGGTGAGTTAAATGCAATGCGCGAAAGTGGCATATTTATATTGTTATCAGTATGTGCAACCAGTGATATGGTGTTCGGAACTCTAGTCCCTGCCAAATCATTCATTATGCTGGATTTCAATCTTTCTAATTCACATCTAAGATGTCTAAGTCTAAGAATCACTGGTTTATATGGGTCACGATGTACATATAGAGCAAAACTTTTATCAATAGGTGGATATTCATAGGTTGCCTGGGGATGCAATTTTTCTTCCTTATTAAGTACCTGTGGATTGGCATTGACCCAATGAACTAAAATTTCTAGATAATCAAAAAACGCATGTCTTTTTTTATCTCTTGCCATTTCCAATATTTTTTTAGCTGCATTATCTCCCAATTGTTCGCGCAATGTTCTTGAATCGCATCCTTTTCTACTAGGTGCAGTTGGTTTCTTGCATCTTTCAAAATCATTTTCCAGCTCTTCTAGCCATTCGCCGACGCTTTGTACTTTGTACCTCCGAAAACCAGGAAATGGGTCCGATTCTTCATCTGCTAAATAGGATGCAAATTTGAATTTTTCCAATATTCTGAACGCTATAATTGGGTTTATTTCTTTAACAGTATTGATAAGCACATCAATGGCTGGGTTAATCTTGAAATTGAAGTCTAACATTTCATGGCAGTCTACAGGCAATGTATCACTCTGAGAATTAAGACATCGTGTGAAAAACGATAAACAACTATCATGTGCCTCTCCAATCATACCACAAAGACTTTCCATTGTTCTATCTACTATTTTCCCTTCATTATCCCTTCTAACAAATTCATCTCCTTCTCTTTCCCATTCAGATGCTGCTTTTAGCATTTGTTCTGTAACAAAATTCTCACCCCTTTTCCATTTTTGTTCTAAACCAGGTATCATCAATGGGACTTTGAATAAAAGATTTTTGATATAATCAGTGTTTTTAAGGAGATAAGCTAATCCAAATGAGCTAACATAATTAATCGACTCATTTATAATATCCTGTGTAATAGTAATGCCATTATAGGGTATATCTTTGCCTTTTTCAGTTAAATACACTTTTTTGCTAAGATTGTATATGGCATCAGTGCCGATTTTCTTGAGATCTTCCTTACTAATTCTAACTGTATTTGTTATCCAAATTGATCCGATAGAGCCATCGGTTGGATAATCTGGAATAATTGTAAGATAAACAATATCATCAATGTTACCATTTCCCCCAAATTGTTTTACATTAAATATAGTTTCTCCTTTTAATTTCCTAATATTAAGGCGGTAATTCAACAAATCTTTGTCCTTTAGATATTTGACAGATAAGAAATCAACATCAGCTTCAGGTGTTAAATTGCCTACATTCTTTAGCCTAATCAGATTGAAAAATCTTCTATAAAAAACTGGTTCCTTTAAAATCCTATTTCTAAAAAAATACAAAACTGCTGGATTATTAAAATTAGTTGGTTTTCCCTCAAGAGATTGTATTGCACTATTTTTTAAATTGTTTAAAACATATTTCAGGAACTTTGATAAAAATATGTCCTTGTATTCTTTGAAATGTTTATCATAATCAGTAATTGGTATTATTTTCTCCCTATTATGAATGTACTTTATTACATTTAACATATTATTAAAAATAGAAATAATATCATTTCTATCATATTGATCAATGTTGATTCTTTGATGATTTGGCTCGACCAAATATTTATGCTTTATCATATAAGATAAAATGCCGAGTATAAATACGATTATCTTGTCATGCTGATGATTTTCAGGATAACATTCTTCTAATTTAAATATTACATATATAACGTATCTTAAAGCCTCATCTGTTACAAATCTACCATCCTCACCATTTGTAATATTACCATGATTCATATTATTTGTAAGATAGTACCTATCAGATTCTACATGTAAAGGTCCATAAAGAGTAGGTAATGAATTGAATTTATCAATATCATCTTTATTGTGAGAAGGAAATGGAAAAATTGGTTTTACATTATCATTTATTTTTATTTTTACATTAATACTCCTTTTAAATTTCGTATCAAGTATATAGTATGGATTCAATAATGAATTATATCTGTAGTTATTTTGTTTATCAATGTCGTCTGTTGAATTATCGATATCCTGACCTTTTGTTTCTAATACTATTGCTGGAAGAAGACTATGTATTAAATTATCTGAAGCAGAAATGGTACAATTATAATATCCACGATTATAAAAATAACTACCAAGACCAATTATAAAGTCATTATAATTATTTATTGTAATATTATGAAATTCATCCATTGTTATATTTATATAATTATCTGTAAAAAGATTAATGGCACTCTTATCCTGTTCTTTCATTTCTTTAACGATTTTATCTGCAATTCCTTTGAACCCTTCCAATGCTCCTTTAAAAAAAATCTTGTAATTATTTATATCTATATTGTTTTTTACAACTTTACTTATATTTTCCAAAAAATTATAGAAATAATCCATAAAATAGAAATTATCATGTTGTAAAATTAACATAATTTCATCGATATTTACCATGTCCAAATTAAGAAGAGCTATCAGATGTTGCATGAATTTAATAGCTAATATAAAACTATTGCGTTTTTCAGTATCCACTGAATAGAATTTCCTAGTATATGGTAATAAGTGATAACAATCTATCAAGTATTTGATAGAAGGTATATCTTCATCCTCAATGTAGGGTAATTGATTAAAATGAAAGTTTTTATAGTTATAATCTGTTTTATTTTTGATAAGATCATCTAATAGTTTGTTAATAGGATTAATATAATTTTCATATATTTGTGATTTTGTAATATTAGCTTCTTCTATTTCCTTAAAGCCTTGTAGTATTCCAATATTAGTCTGCATAAAAGATGGATGGAGGTCATTAGACTTAGGTGGTGGCGATTTATTATTCATGGACATTCCAATCATGGATTTATCGACCATTTCATATGTAAACATATTTAACTTGTAGTTCTCAAGATAGTTAACGAATATCTTAAAATTATCTCCAAGAAGTTTATCAATTATATATTCATTTGTAGGGCTTGTATCTTCTCTTGAAACTTGCATGTCTAGAGTATAATAATAAAAAAGAAAAAAATATTGGACCAAATTATGTAATAAAATAATAATCTTATATACCAAAATTTATTGGTGTAAAATAATATGTCTGGATTGAAGATAACAATATATATTAGTATATATTAATACGAATTATCGGTATAAATTCCTATACTTTTAAGTCAATAATATATACTAAATCACATTCTATATCAATAAAAAGAAATTTCCATATATTTAACATTTTGTTTTTGCATATAAACTGTATGTAAAAAGTAAAGTTCCAAATCCAAACCCATTTGGGGTAATTAATATCATAAAATTAATATTATGTATATATTAAGAATTTTCCTCTAAAATGCTTCATGATTCATCATCTTATAGTATCATATTGATTTATCTTGGTGTATTTGCGATAATATGGTTAATTATATGGTTATTTCTAGAAGTACCAAAGAAACAAAAAAATACTGTATATCCTATGGGAAATGTAGGTGTCTCAAAAAATAAACAAGAAAATGATGGAAAAAATCTTCTCTATTATTTTTATCACCCACGATGCCAACATTGTGTCCGATTTATGCCTACTTGGAAGGAGCTGGCCGAAAAATTATCTAATTTACACCAACTAACTACCAAAATGATTAATGTAAGTGACCCAGTGAATGAGAATTTGGTATTCTATTACAATGTAACAGCATACCCTACTATTATATTGGTAACTGGCAATGGAAATATTGAATATAATGGAGATAGAACAATTATTGATTTGTATCGTTTTGTTTCATCCAATATCAACATGAAGTCCTCATAAACGATATTTCTTTTTCCTAATAATGGTCATGATGTTTTTCCTGAAAAAATGACGATAAAGATGATAATAGTAAATAACGGAAAAAATATCAAATACTTCATCCATTCCCATCATATTTTCAATATATTGTACGAATTCTAACTTCTCAAATTTGTTTTTAACGATAATTTCGTTGTTATGAGTATGGTATATTCCAGCAAACCAACTGAATGCTACAGAACCAACAGTGTCGGAATCACCAGGATGTAATATTGAATAAACGATTAGTTTTTCTAGTACACCTTCACATTGCAACAGAGCGTCATATGCCATGATAACACAATCATCCGCACAGGAGCCTGGGATATCGCATCCTTTACTAAAATTTTCTGTAAGATATTTATATCTTTGAACAGGATTTTTTAAGAATTTTAGATCAGTACGCAGTTTGGTACCAGAAAAACGTAGACTAAGATATTTTTCCCATTTACCAATAAATAATAATTTATCCCTGGAGTATAAATGATATTCATTTGGTCTTGAAATTTTTAAATAATTATCAATCAGATTGGACTTTAGTAATTTGATTAATTTAAGTGGCCATTTGTTGACTGGTCTTTTCTCTATTGAAAAAGCCGTAAAAAGAGCAGTAGTGACACATCCCATAATAGCAATTGCTGAGTTATGTGTGATACGACTACATTCAACAGCCAGTTTTACCAGAATTTTGCGATTATGGTAACCTGGAAAGAATAAACCAATACATCCAGAACGCATTACAGAACCTGCACCAATGTCCCTTGAATTATAAGGAAGCTTATCCCATTCAATATTCATTTGAATATCTAAAGAATTTTTCACCGTATCACCTATATCTCTGGTCTCCAAAAGTTGTTTTAATTCAAGATATTTAACTCTTAAATTCTTACCAAATTCCGATATTTTCTTATTCATTTCTTCATCGCTAATTTCCTTAATTGGATCTAATGACAATGAAAAAAATATCAACACCTCAAATGTAGCAATATACATAATAGTATCATCCGATGCCATCCATCCCTTAATGTCAATGTCATTAATACCTCCCATATGGATAAATTCATAGATCATTTCATTTACGTAGTCAGGACCAGCTCTAATGTCACCATAATTGAATTCCCAATTACCATTATAATATCCTAAAGTATCACCAAGTGATTGGTAAAGAGGTACCATAAGCATTACCCTATACCAATCAGAAAAATCTGGGTATCTAGTGATTAAATTAGTGTCATGTTTTATATCCTTAAAACTATAAGAAATCACATATAAAGGATTTACCTTGAAAAGGTAACGTTCCCTCATGGTTGCCAACGTAGACTTGTGTCCATTTTCAATCAACATGTCTATATTTTTTTTACTATATTCCAATTTCATCCCAGATAGTTCTTTTTTAACAGCTTGTTCTGAGATTTTCATTCCTCTTTTTATAAACTTTTCGAACTTAGCTACAAACTTTTCAAAATCAGCTACTGACATATCTATATGTATATAGATAGAAAGTAAAAAAGATGGGATCAATATACGAAGATTACTTTTATTATTAGATGCTATCATAAATTATTAGGATATGATAGCATCTAATAATTTATGATAGCATTATTAGATGCTATCATAAATTATTAGAATATGAATTCAAGTTTCTGCAATTTCGTTGAAAATCACCAATCTATATTTATTTGGTGATATAGCAATATAAGACATAAATACCCAATGAACTGCTTAAAAAAATGCTAATTCAATATAGAGTAGTTGATGGAATATAAACAAAAAGACAAAATACCGAATCTTTATCAAATTTTGGGTTTAACGATTGATGTTTGCAAGGAACCAAATTGTAATGAATTGATTAAAAAAGCATATATCAAAAAAGCCAAACTATGTCATCCTGATAAACACTCAGGAAGAAAAGACATGGAAGAACTATTTGAATTAATTACTAGCGCCTACGATATCCTTAGGGATGAAAAACAAAGAATGGAATATAATCGTAAATTATTTTTGTTGAAGCCGAAATTTAATGATTTCTTCGATCTAAAAAAAGGATCCAATGAATACATGAGAACGCTAGGTAAACATGAATCACCAATATCAAAACAGGATTTTAATGAAATGATGAAAACATTGGATGCAAAACATGGCTTTGATTCATCGAGAATGAATGATCCAATATCCCTGCATGATACTTCCAAAAAACTTCATGAATTAACAAAAATGCGTACCGAACAAGATATAGAACTAAAACCGGAAAAAATTTTTGACAGTGATACATTCGATCTTAAGAAATTTAATGCAGCCTTTGATTTAGTTCATAAAAATGAGGATGCTATTATTCCGTACAATGATATCCCATCTGCATGGAACGATAATAGAACCATGAATAGTTATTGTACGTTTGACAATTTGGATAATATTTATGCAGATGACGATGATAGTGATAATTTGCTATACCAAACATTTAGTAATGCTAAAATGGAATCGTATCCTAAAGCTAAAATAACTGAGGGTGCTGATTATGTTGATGGACATAGAATCTTGGACAAAAGGTACTACCAAGATATTAAATTAAAACTCCATGAGCGAAACTTGGACTCTAAAAAATTTGAGAAAATGAAATACAGTGATTTTAGTCGCGACGACTTTGCTGGATATGGAATTTTCGATAAACTAGGAATTGAAGATAAGGATATACTATTTATAGATAATGAGGATAAAATCTCTAGAAGATATGAGAAAATAATGGCTAAAAAGCAAGATCAAATGCTACCAGATTTTATACCGGAGAAAGCTGAAAAGAAAACGATATATAGTGAATGAAAATAACAGAGATCAAACGTTGTTATTTTCTCCAAATATTTTCTTGATAAATTCTTCACATGCATTAATTCCCAAATTATAAATTTCAACTTTTGTTCTATTGTCTATATTAAAGTTGAAAAGAGATGCAATATTTGTTGAACATTTAACATAAATGGTGTTTTTCTGATAAGTATGGATATTTTTTTCGTAGATGAGATACATGTACAAATTAAACACTGCCATGATATATTGGTCGAGAAATTGATAATGGGTATCATAGTTGTGGCTGATCAGTATACCAATGGTTTCATCAAGTTTATCACTGAAAACGCCTATTGGATAGTTGTCCATGATTCCTCCGTCAATATATTGATTACCATCTATGGTTACTGGAACAAAGAATCCAGGCATGCTAATGGATATTCTAATAGCCTTGGAAACTTCAAACATCGGGGTATTCAAATGGTCATAATAAATGGCAGTTTTAGTGGTGAGACAGGTGCCAACAACAATAAAATGAACTTTTGTGATTTGATACAGCTGTTCAAAATTAATTTTAGGTACTTTTGTCTTAGCAGTCAATATATCTTCTATCAAGTTATAGATAATAAGACCATGATCAACACCCAAATTATCAAATAACAACATAATATTAGGATTAAATAGTTTTTTAATGTCCAAACAATATACAAAATCCCAGATTTCGTCGATGGAAAAACCAAGAATAACAAGCATACCAATTATGGATCCACATGAAGTACCTGCCAAACCTTTTAGTTTATTAAGGTCAATTAGTTTCCTTTCGACCAATTTCTTGATGGCACCAATATGAGCAATACCCTGAATACTGCCTCCACTAAGCACTAAGTATTTGTATCTAGGTTCATATTCTTCCATTTATATGATTTATATTTATTGAGGAATTAGTTGGATCAAAGTTTACACAAATCATATCCTCTTGTTTTACAAGATATGATTTGTTTTTTGAATCTTAATGGTACAACGACTGATGTAATAGTATAGAAATTAATAAGTAAAAGCTCTGATTCCATTTATTAACTCTAGAATGGTCACAAAAAAATATAGGATTAATTTATAACATCATTAAAGTATGAATCTAAACAACAATATTCTTTACGGAAAACATGAAAGATTAATTAAACTAAAAACTGAAACATATGAAAAAATATACAGACGGTGTATTAACCAAATTAAATTGGCATCGGAAGCAGGAGAACTTGTATGTTTTTTTGAAATTCCCAAATCAATATTTGAAAATGGTTATCAGATAGTCAATACAGAAACATGTGCAAATTATATTATGCATAAATTGGTAAAAGCAAATAACAACATACATGCATATTTTATCGAGCCTAATCTAATTTTTATCGATTGGAGAAAATGAAGAAGACCCTTAATGAAATTTCAAAAACTTTCATAGGAAAAAATTATCTGAAAAACATTTTAACTATAAGAAATACTATAAAGATTGCTATTATGGCACCAATCATTATAATAAGTGTTTCTTTCCAGGAACTAGTACCATAATGTAAATAGGGAACAGGTTGTTGAACAATAGTTGGTGTAATGGTGGTATTCCGAAGCTGTTTTAATTTATTTTCCAATAATAGTTCATCAAATTTTTTATTAACCTTAGAATTGATAAGTTGTTTAAGATTGGAATAACAACGCTTGCATTTATTTAAGTGTTTCATACTAAATGTACATCTATAATTGGAATTAATAGGTAAATCGGAGAATGCATCAAGATCAGATTTGCTTTTGTAATATTTATCAAACTTAGCTGGTGCATAATGATGATATTCGTTGTTTGTAATTGGATATTTATTGGATAATGGACCGATACTCTCAATATCGGAATCGGACAAGTTTATAGAAATATTTTTATTAAAATCAAATATTTTGCTTTGTTCTGATAGATTATCAAATTCTCCTTTGGATATTCTATTGGAAATATCTTTTACTGGGTCATTGTTCCATATTTCATCAATATTTGAAAACATAATTATTATATATGGCAGATTTTTATTAGGCTCCATATCAAAGGATAATTTTGTAGAACAAATTAGTTAACCAATATTAGGGTCTTTCCTGGGGGGTTAAAGATGAGACTTAATCTTTAATCTATTAACTCAAAGAGCATACTAACGTGTTGAGCAAAAATATAGGAATAACAAAAATAATGATTTTTTTCGAACTATTACTCAAATTAAAAATAATTGGGAATTATATACAAATAAAAATCAAAAGTAAAAATTTCTACTGTTAAACCTTCATGCTGAATGTTTGCGTAACGATTAGGATATAAGTTTCTAATACTATAGCATATATATATTTATGTCAACCAAAAAACATCTACCAAAAAAACTAGTTACCGATAAAGGAACAGATTATCTATTTGATTATTTTATGAATGAAGAAAAGTTTAATGAACAATTGAGGGGACAATGGGACGAAGAGATGGAAAAAAAAATGGAAAATCATAGTCATCCCAATTTGGATAGCAGAATTTTAACTGATAAAAAAGTACAAACGAATATAACATCCAATAGTAAAAAGGATTCACCGTTGGAATCCAAGGAATCCAAAAGTATTTCCGACATGTCCGATGTCGAGTTCGATGATGAGGAATCAAGTGATAATATAAGTGCTGGTACGTCTACGTCTACGGAAAATAACCGAATGGATTCTTCTAAAAAATCTTCCCAAAATTCTATCAGAAATTTATATGGTCAAAGAATAGATGCGAAACCACAATCACGTCCAGTTCCATTAACTGATAGCAGACAACGAATAGAAAGCAAAATGAATACAGAAATAAATAAACTACAAATAGGCAATCAGACAAACAAAAACGGATGGATAAACAATGAAAATTTAAACTGCCATGAAGGAATAGAAAGTCAAGAGGAACGCCGTGCAAGAGCAAGAGATGCATACAGTAAATTAGAAGAATTGGTAGACAAATATGGTATCAAGTTAACTAAAAGATATACAATTGACGATGATCCCGATGAAATGGAAATGGAATACAAAATGCATCGCGACAGGAGAAACAAAAGCAATCAGGTTAAATTTTATAAGCAAATTTTGCTAGGTGTAGTAACGGGGGTAGAATTTTTAAATGAAAAATACAATCCATTTGAATTTAAATTAGAAGGATGGTCCAAACAAATGGCATCCGATATGGATGACTATACAGAAATTCTGGAGGAAATATATGAAAGATGGAAGGACAAAGGAGGTAACATGATCCCAGAAGTTAGACTATTAATGATGATAATGTTTAGTGGTGTAATGTATCATGTTAGTCAAACATTGTTTGGTTCAGAAGGTCTAAATCACGTACTCCAAAATAATCCAAATTGTATCCAAAAACTACTTGGTGAGCTTATGAATAACAAATCTGGTGGACATGATAAATACTCAGGATTTCATGAGTCTGTACCAACAAATAAAGATATTCTAGAAACAATTAGAAAACATAATCAGAAAATGAAACAGAATATAGAAGATACAAGTAAAGAAGGTTCAGGCATAAATAACAATGAAAATTTTGAAAGAGAAAGTAAATCAATAGAGGAAATGAATGCAAAATATGAAGCAGAAATGAAGAGAATGCATGAAACGTATACCTCACAAATTGAGGATCTTAGGAATAGATTAAATAAAGAACAAACAAAAAATAGTATTATCAATAAACAGTTTGACAAACAACTGGAAGACCCATCTGTACCAAAATATCAAGTACTTTCGGATGCAAAGCAAAGACCACGTTTTAGTAATAATCCTATTATAATGAATAATTACCAATGTCAAGATATTCCAAGTTATGCAGGGACAAATAAGAATGATCATCTTAGCGTTTCTGTAAGTAATCATAAGGAATCTCCCCTATCTGCGAATGGAACAAAAAAACAATCCAATAATAAAACAATGGATTTTGATGTATTAATTGAATCGTTAGATGAATCATCAGATGATCTAGAGGATATCAAAAAAACATATGATGAAAATAAAGAGACATCTGACATCAATAAATGTTCTAATAAAGTAAAGAGCAATAGTTCAGTAAGTAAAAAGAAAAATAAGTCCGTATCTGATTATACCACATCAACAACTAGAAGAAAAAATAATATTTTAAAGCTTTGAAGGATTAAATAAATGGAACTTCCCTAGGATTTTTGGATTTACATAAATAACATTATCTAAAACACTATCGTAGCCTTTATATAGAACTTGTAGAAGACTTGTACCAGTACCCAATTGTAATTCTAATTTTGATGATATTGGAACATCCTTGGAATTCCTGTTCCGAAGGAACCTTGCTAATTTTTCGTTCCTCCACCTTTGATTTCTTTTTGTATATCTGTTATTTTGGATCTGTTGTTTGGCTAGCGACAACTGGTTTATCTTCTATCGTTTTTTCTACAATTAAACTCTTTCCAATCTCAAATTGGTCTTTCGATGGAATAACATTGATCTCCTTACTGATTGTAATTGGACCAATAGTGAGCATTTCACTTCCAGAATGTTTCTGTTCAACATATTGTAATTTACTACCGGTTCTTATTTCTGGTAACTTTTTTTTCAAAAATCATACTATGGGTTCCAGACTCTGATATATGTTTATACTTTGTTTTTTCTTTGGATTCCATGATAATAGACCCCTGTTTCTTATTAGATTCTTCTATTTTTTGTTGTCGTGGTTTCCTGTTTCTCACTAGATGCAATGTGCTTGCCATTGCTTCATGAGGTATCAGATCTTTTCAAGGTTATAATAGTTGCTTCAGTTTTTCCCAATGTGTGGGTCTTCAATTGGTTGTGACAAAGGAACATCCAATATACTTCTCAATATGCCAACTTCTTGTTTATAATCATGTTTCGCTGTTTCTAAGGGAATGTTATCGTCTTTTCATGTGTATGAATTATCGTAGAATCTTTCTCAGGATGAACATTGATAATTGTTGTAGCAAATTTTTGCTTGGTATTTTTAGATATGGAATGTTTTAATATTTTTTCTTTTGGTACTTTACCTTTTTTAACTACTTTTAACTTAGGTATCTGTTTTTTCTGTAATCTGGCAAGATATGCTTTTCTCTCTTTTGCACCCTCCCTGAGATTATTATCAATGCGATTTTCATCAAATTTTCTTTTTAATATGGATCTTAATGTGACAGAGATACCTTCCAGGATAATATTTTTGTGTTTTTTTTCGGTAGTTTGTAAATTACTTCCTCCAATTTTCCGAAGATAGTACCTGCAAACTATCAATATATCGGCAAAACTGAAATTTTTAATTTTACATAAATTATGATAATAAATAATTATTTCAATTATATTTTCCACATCGTTCACTGTGGAATTATGAATATAAAATCCAACCAACTTTTGAACCAAACATCTTAAATGGTAAAGCATTTGGTTTTCTAAATAACAATCTAGGTCATAGATATCTTGGTTATTAATATTTGTAATTAAAAATTCTAAGTCATTATCATTAATAATTATATTTATTAAATTGTTAAAATAATTATTTTGTTGCATTACTATTAATAAATTAGAAAAATGTATTAAACAAAATAATCAATGGATATGCATATTAATTAGCTGAATTTTTTCTCATGCAATTATTAAATCAACAAAAAAAAATCCTTTAATGCATAAAACACAGAAAATATAAAAACTATGTCACGTTTTTTCCACAATTATGATTATTTTTTATATAGAATTGGTGGATATTATAAAGATATACAATGCCTGATAATATTATTTTTACCATGAGTAAAAAAATTGAAATTATGAACAAAAAAAAAAGTAGTAAAGAAAAGAAAACATACATGAGCAAAAAAACGACATCCTCAAAAATATTCAAAGAAAACCCCAAAGAAAGAAGACAAAAAAGAAGAGGAAGAAGGCCAAAGAAAATTATAGATGATTCTGAAAAAATTTCAGGAGATGGTCCAAATAATGGTAATCAAGACTACAATGATTCTGCAGTTATACTAAGGTTGAATATAGATCCAACCAAATTAAAAAATATTAAAAGCACATCAGTAATACCTCAAAAAAAATGTCAAATAGAAGAAGAAACATCTGAGGGAATGTTTAGAAATGACATACCATGTGATAATAAATGTTATAAGTGTGTCAAAAATGAAAAACTGATCACAATACTACGAACAAAATTAGAAAAATATGAAAAAAAAGAAAAAGCAGAAAGATCAAACAAAATCTACTATAATAAATTAAACTTCATATCTTATATAACCGGAAAAAAAATATCCATCAAAAAAACAAATATTAAATGTTGGTGGGATACGTATACATTCTCAAATTTACCATGTTTTTTGCCGGAATTATTACAAAACAACACGTACCATGTATCCGGATGTTTTTGTAGTTTTAATTGTGCATTGGCATATAATTTATATTACCTTAGAGATTCTAAAATATACCATCGTAAATCTCTGGTATACAAGTTATACCGTGAACTATATGGATTGGGTCCCGATGATACTGTTGATCTTCGTGAAGCACCCCCGAGAGAAATATTAGAGGATTTCGGAGGTACTATGACAATTGAAAGTTTTAGGGAAAGTTTTGTAACAATTAATAAAGAATATGTTATATATGTTCCACCAATCAAACCAATAAATATCATAATTGAAGAGAAAAACATAGAAACTGATGGTAAAAATAATGATGATGGGTATATACTGAAAAGATCAAAACCTCTCGCTAAAAAACGGTCTGTTATATCATCCATGAAAATTAATATTAACGATAGCAGTGAATAATATATCATAATTAGAATTCACTAATCGGAATTATAGAATACTATTGAATGATTAATAGATGAAAACAAAGTTTCCATCTGTTAACTCTAGAATTGATTTAGAAAAATTCATTAACGTAAATTATTTATCCACATCTATTATTTTCTTAATATATTCTAAATAATATCTTCCTTGCAAATAGGCATCACATAGATCATCTTTCTTCGGATACAAGTTTAAATATTCGATTTGTTCCATATTACCTGCCAGAAGTTCTTCTGTATACTGAATAGCTAATTTTTTTGTAACTTTGTATTTTTTGCTTTTTGATCTAAATAATTTAACTTTATTTTTTCTAATCTTTAATTTATTGCTCGGGCAAATAAACCTAACTAATTTAACATTCATCTGATGAATTTTATCAACGTATCCACGAATTAGAAAGTAGTCAAAAAGAGTATTTGATATTGATTTCATTTTAGGATTTTTATAAGTAGGTTGATTTTCGATAATAACTTCTTCTATTCCAAGTTTTGAAAAATGTTCTGACAATTGGTCCAGTTTTTTAATCAAATTCAATTGAAGCTGTGCTGTAGAACAATTTTTAACTGCTAATTTTTTTGTAGGTTGTGGAGAAAACTCTTTTATTTTTTTTCTGAGAATCATTTTGTAATGCATAGTACAAAAATACGATAAATCATGTTTGAAGAAATATTTACTATTTCTTCCACATTTTTGACCATTTTTTTTTTGATATTCACACGGATGTTCCGATTCTATTATAGAAAATAAATTTATGGTATCTAATTGCGACCAATATTTAGTATATTGTGACAAATGGGTTTTACAAAAACCATAGTATACATTATCAATAGTATGTAAGTAATATACTGCTTTTCTGTTGCATTTTAATATATTATCATTTTTTTGTTTTTTTCTCTTTATACCACAACATACTAAATTTATGCGTTCATCATCTATTAGATTGATGATATTCCAGTCCAATATTTTGATGTCGCAATCTCTATTTGGAAGATATTCTAAAACACAATATGCTAAATGCAAGATTCCAACATCCCATGATATTATAATCATATAAGTACACAATATCATAGAAAATGTATTGTCTCTTTATTCCAAATTTATTCCAAAAGCAACAATATTATAACCATTATCAAATATGTGGTTTATCATTAACTTTGTTAAAATGTTATACCCAATTAAAAATTGATAATTAAATAATATAAAAGTATGTCTTCTCATTTAAAGACATCCCAAAAATGAAAATATATTCAGGATCCAATAATACACTGGTAGATACTAAACATGGCAAGTCTAAATTGGTAGATGATACCCTGAGTAAAAAAGCAGAACAACTATACATAGAAGCCAAGAAATTTTTAGAGGAACATTGTATTTCCATATCTACTATTACATTGGATTGTAAATTACATACAATAATTGATTTGGACAAATTTGCCAAGTACGTTATTCTTCGCGATGATGAGATTGTCAGTGTAAAATATGGTAATCGTAAAGATCCTGCCACTAATCGTACCATTGTAATGTTGAACACAAAGAAAAAACCAAGCACAAAAAATTTTTATAATCAGGTTACTATCAGAATGAAACCAAAGAACAACAAAAAAAGGAATTACATCAATATCAAAGTTTTTAAAAATGGATCTTTGCAGATGACTGGTTGTAAGGATATGAATGATTTTAATGATGTTACTACAACATTAATAAAAATTTTAAGACGCGGTGAGAATATCAAAAATAAAAATGGTGATGAAACTCATATCAATTTTATAAATAATCCTACTGATATTGGTATATACGATGTTAAAATCAGAATGATCAATTCCAACTTCCGTGTTGGTTACAAAATAGATAGAAAAAAATTAGCAAAAATTTTGAAAAAATACCATGGCCGCAATACAGATGATAAAGAGTTAGGATATGTTGAATTTAAATATGGTCCAAACAGTGGACATTCATGTGTCAATATTAAATATAATTATGACGGTAAAAATAAACCATCTATTTTTGTTTTCCAGACAGGAGCAATTATTATCACAGGGGCAAAAAATTTGCAACAAATCATTATGGCATATCAATTCATTAACAAAATTTTGGACAGATACCGTGACAAAATTAAAATTATTGAATTGGATCAAATAATGGTCCAAAAAGAAATAGCCAATTTTTTCAAAAAAATAGAAGCCAATAATAGTCTTTAATGTTTAAACTATTTTTAACGGAATATGATTTTAAAATTATGAAGCCATTTTCATTATAAACTGCCTACCTACATAATAAGGTGAATATATGCATGGTACTAATATCTTGATATTTTAACTAGAGACATCTTCATTTAAATACAGCAAATATTGTATATTGTAAAAGAATAAAATTAAAATGCCATTTGGTATTACCAAGCAAAATAATTTTATAGTTAGTTATTTACTATAAAATTATTCACACATTGTAAGATATATTTAGAGGATTTGATTTCAAATGTTCAAGTAAGACAGGATCAATAAATCTATCGGGGTCGATATTGCATTTCGTTTTAAAAGATGTATGAATTTTAGGTCTGTCAAACTGATTATTACATATATAACCTGGAATTGGATCATAATATAGTATGTCATTGATTTTCAAACGCATATTAATTTGATTAACATCCGGGCCCAAACTAGGACCGCATGTAGTTGGGATTCTATAAATTTGTAGATTTTCTTTCTTTTCGTTAACTCTTCCATTATGAGCTTCGTTATAGGATTTGCTCTTGGTATTTCCTTTTAATGGCGCAATATAGGATTCTTGGCAGGTAAATTGCCTGTTAGTATTTGGTGCATACATGTTTTCAGATAAATACCCATAGCCTTTTGTACTGTGTGAAACACTATTAGTATAATTGTTATGAGTAGTGGTTTCTTTGACAGTAGTTCGCAGAGGTATTCTATGATATGAATCTTTTTGTCCTAATGTCTGATTAATGGGAGTTATTTGTATTTTGTTTGTAGAATTAATGGTTGTTTCCTTGATGGTGGTTTTGCAGGTGTCCTGGGGATCTGGCATACGTTCATAATGGCCTACCATATAAGTATGGTAGGGTATTTGGATGGTTATTTCCTTATTGGTAGTTTTTGTAGGAATTCTATTATATGTAGATGTTTTTCCCTGTTTTTGATTAATAATATCAACAAATGATGGATATACTTTGTCGTTTGATATTTCTTTGGATGTTGTTTTAGGTACATCGCTGAAATTTGGAGTCCGTTGTTGTTGTCCACAAGGTGTAACCATTAGTTGATCCAATGAACAAGCTGATAATTCCTTCGTAGTTGTTTTGGCTATGTCTAGAATATTTGGTAAGCATTTTTGTCCTATCGGTACAACAACAGATTGATAGGGGTGTTGATTTGATAATTCTTTGTTAGTAGTTTTTGCTATGTCTTGAACATGTAGACATTTATGTTCGATAGGTGCAACGTTTGTTTGGTGTGTTTGTTGACAAGTTGACTCTTTATTAGTAGTTTTTGCTACATCGCATATATTTTGTGTATAATGTTTTTGACCATTAGGAGTTATCATGGTATGATATGGAATTTGAATGGTAGTTTCTTTAGTAGTAACATTAAATGGAATATTAATTTTAGACATTTGTTGTTGATCAACAGGAGTAATAACGATTTGGTAAGGTACATGGACAGTAGATTCTTTGGATGTTGTTCTAGCAATGTCTTGTAAATTGGCAGTACATTGTTTATCAGAAGGAAAAATAAAATTGTTACGTGGAACATCCAATAATGTTTCCTTGGATGTTGTTTTAGTTATACAATCGATATTATGTGCAAATTGTTGTTGACCGATAGGAGATATAGTGATTGGCAGTAATGATTGTGATACTATTTCCCTAGCTGTTGTTCTAGCAATGTCTTGTAAATTGGCAGTACATTGTTTATCGGAAGGAAAAATAAAATTGTTACGTGGAATATCCAATAATGTTTCCTTGGAAGTTGTTTTAGTTATACAATCAATATTACGTGCAAATTGTTGTTGACCGATAGGAGATATAGTGATTGGCAGTAATGATTGTGATACTATTTCCCTAGCTGTTGTTCTAGCAATGTCTATATGATTGGATGGCAATTGTTGTTGGTTAATTGGTGTAATCAAAAAGTGGGAGGGTGAATTAATAGTAGTTTCTTTATTCGTGGTTTTTCCAACGTCGAAGGTGTTAGGAGTTCCCTGATATTGATTAACCGATGAAATTATATTTTGAGGAGGAGTTTGACAAACGGTTTCTTTTGTTGTTGTCCTACTGATATCCAATAGATTAGGTGTTTTTTGCTGGTTGGTAAGTGAAATAAGCAATTGATGTGGCATTTGAGTCATGATTTCTTTGGTAGTTGTTCTACCAAGGTCCTGTAGATGTGTTTGACCTTGATATTGGTTCGATAAGTTTACTGCGGTTTGGTATGGTATCTGAATCGTAGTTTCCTTAATGGTAGTATCAGCATTATCCATGAGAGAGGCATATGCAAAAGTATTGTTAACGGCATTCATTGGGACAACCGGTTTACAAATAGTTTCTTTAGTTGTAGTATTGGGTACATCTGAATAATAAGTTTTTTGAATAGTGTTAAGACTAGGAGCATTTGGATTTAGTCTATGATCCGAAATTGTTTCCTTAATTGTAGACCGTGCTGTATCCATATTATGAACTATACCCCACATAGTATTAGAAACAACATATGGTGTGTTTTGTGGTTGTGATGCAGTTATTTCTTTAGTTGTGTGTTTTGGTATATCCATTCCATTAGCGTATATTGATGTACCATTGGAAACAATTCCAATTTTTTCTTGACAAATTGTCATATCTTTTAAAGTAGAGGGGGTTTGGTATGATTCCAAATTTGGATTATAACTAGTTTCCATTTTGGAAAATTTTTGTAATGGTTTAGGGAGTAGAAAGTTTTGTCTGGTTGAATATTTGTATTTTTCTCTTAAATTTTCAGGTACATTACGACCTACGCTTTCTTGACTAGGATATGCACCACCAGTATATTCAAAATATTGCCTTGATCTATCTGTAGACTTAAACAAAAAATTGTCTCTTGATTTTGGTCCTTCAATCACACCACCAGTAGGTAATAAATCCTTATTAGATGTGGTTTTAAAAGTGTCCGGTTTATACTTATTGAAGAGTGACTGTATGGGTCTCTTTTGTCCTTTTTGACCAAAATTCATTCTTCCTTCATATGTGACTTTTGGTTTAACATGAAGTTCGTCAATTGTTTTTTCCATTGGTCTAAATAAAGAATGGTAACCATGTGTGCCATTTTCATAATAATCCAGATTTAAGCCAGGGGTAACCATAATTTTTTCAAAAGGTAACTCATTTTGCCTATATCTCCCCGTTAAACAACGCTTTTGTTCCTCATCTGTAAAACTAGGAGTTCCATAGATATTTCCCAGATTTGGCATAGGGGCAAATAACGGACCGGATTCTTTTTTTTTCTTCCAAGTGGCATCCATATTGCCAGTAAAAAGTTCGTTTTTATGATCCATTACTGATGTGCTATGTAAATCATTTGAACCATAGCCATTTCTTATACTAAATAAGGGAACCATATTTTCATATTTTATTTCATCCTCTGGAACAGCATGATAAGTCATACTGTCATTATGTTTATATTGTGACCATCCTTCCTGATATGCTATTTTTCTTTCCAAATCAGCTAATTTTTCTTTGTCACATGTATAGTATGTATCATTTATAGCACTTGGTGGTCCATTAGAATCAAACCTAGGCAATTCAAATTGGAAAAGATATGATGGTTTATTGTCCAAGATTTCAACATGGTCAGAATTTTTATTTATCTTCTCGCTAACGTCAACAAGATCTGGATAATCTACGCAGTTGTTATATTTCTCTATTCCAATTTTTTTGGATTTGGAATTATTATTTTTATTGTCGTTAACTTCCATCTGTTTTTGCTTTAACAATCTATCCAGTTTTTCATAATAGTTGGGTGTCACGTTGCAATATTCTTTATTTAAGCAAACACCTGCCAAACCCATGCCCATCAATATTGCAATTTCCATTGACTATAAAATAAAAATATATTTTTTGGAAAATGGATACAACTGATATGTGAAAGCAAAGATTTCACATATCAATTCTAGAGTTTTCATCTAATAACTCTACAATTGATAAAATGTAAAATCTACACATTAACTATACTTATTTGGTAATTATTTTCAAGTCGGAAATAATTATTGTAGAATTAAAAATATTGCCACTAATATATAACCAATGTCAGGAAAATTTACCAGATTAAAATATGATCAACAAGCTTACGATAAAGATTTATACCAGAGTACCTGCCCTCTCATTTATAAATTAGATCCCAATTATACAACTAATTGTAATAATTATTTGGCTCCATACAATCCATCAGGAGGATGTAATAAAAATAAATTTGGGGAACAAATTGATATTGATTCTGTTCTTAAGGGTATAGCTAAAAATAATTCTAAAGTTGACACACTTCAACCAAATCCATTTATGTTATCAAATAATTCATTTAATAATAACGTAAATATATTAGAACCACATTTCAGTCGATTTTCACATCCAACCTATGAACTCAAAGAAAAACCAGTAAGGGATATGAATTTTTCTTATCCATTATTTGATCCCCAATGCCAAATTTTCGAAAATTACTGTGTCAATACTAGATTACAAGCAAAGGATAATCATAGAGCAATTTGGCAGATTCCATTTGATCAAAAAGATCTTCTTCCAAGGGAGCGCTTGGGAAAAGTTAAAACCAATTTTACAATCAATAACGGCAATTATGCACCATATCACCCATATCAACAACAATAAAATTTCAATATCATTTACAATCTATTTATAAAAAAAACAGCGTTTCCAATGCGATTTTTTCTACTTTCTATCGATATCACATATTCTCTTTAATGAATTTCGAATTTGATATAAAAATTGAAAAAGTAATTATTTGTATTAACATTTCATACCTAAATTAGTTTCAAAATGGAAATAATGGAATATGCAGATGACATTTCTAGTATCAGATTTAACCAATTGACTATTGGTGATAGTACTTGTAATATCAATAGGAAATTGGACAAGGATATTTTTTTGCTTCACGATTTTGCTGATGCTTTACCATACTATGATGAAATTAATAAAGTACATCTTAATTTATCTTCTGATAAAACTAAAGGAAATACTGTTGTTAAATTAAATGATTATGTATGTAATCGCATATTAATAAAGAACTCACGTGAGATGGACGATAACGAATACTACAAAAAATTTACAGATAAAAAAACGGAGTTTGTTAAGAATTGTCTAATTAAAAAAACTTTTGCAAAAGGATACGATATCCCATCACCAGTACAATCAATTACCATTCCAGAATTAATACTAGGAAAGGATGTACTTGTACAATTTAAGTCAGGTACTGGCAAAACATGGGCATTTCTATTTGGTTTATTGTGGAGTTTTGATCTATCGGACAAAGAACTCCAGCATATTTTTATCGCGAATTCTCATGAAGTAGCGATGCAAATATTCGACCAAGCATGTTTCATTCTTCCAGAAACCACAAAAATAGTTTTATGTGTTGGGCAAAAAAGAAACACAGGAGGTTTCAGGACCCCGATAGGTACATCTGGTTTAACTATTAGACATAAAACTTTAAAAGAAGAACGTGAAGAAATAGAATATGCACAGGTTATTGTCTGTACAATTGGTAAATTTTATGATGTATTGTGCAATAAACGGTGGATTCGTACTACTGATTTTCTTAAAGCCATTTGTGTTGACGAGTTCGATAACATAGTTGCATCAAAGTTTAGACAAAGATCGTCCCATGTTATGAGTACTGAAGAGCAAATGGCTACCATTATCAGAAAAATACCACCTGATGCACAAAGGGCATTTTTCTCAGCGACTGTTACCAAAGAAGCATTAGAAATTGCACATAGTTATTTCAGAAAATATTCCCCTTCCATTGGAGAACCTCTCATAGTATTACTGGATGTAGAAGATTATACTCTGGATGGTATCTACCAATATTATGTAGAATGCCATTCTACTAGTTATAAAAAGGATGTACTTCTCGATTTGCTCAAACAGTGCAGGATTGCACAAGGAATAGTATTTACTAATAAAATTGATACTGCAATTGACATCAAAAGATTTTTGGATGAACAAGTAGTTCCAGTAAGTTCCGATGTTTTTCACGGAAATTTACCCGAAGAAACCAGGAAATTAATACATCGTAAATTTATGGAGAATAAAATACGTCTATTGATATCAACAGATCTTACCTCGCGTGGTCTGGATATTCAAGGTATAAATGTGGTAATAAATTTTGATATGCCTGATTCATTGGAAACATATATTCACAGAATTGGACGTTCTGGCCGCTATGGAAGAAAAGGAGTGGCAATTAGTTTAATACTAGTCAATTCCTCTCGTGATGAGAGGAAGAAAGTGGAAACTATTAATGAATGTTCAAAACATAATAAAATGGAACCATTGCCTGCAGATCTTGCTAATTTGCTTTGATATGATATAAAAAATTGAGTTATGGAGATGTTATCGAAAGAATAATATTGTCAAAAAATCTTTGTTAATATTATAAGATATGGCCGGAAAATTTACGCGGAAAATTTATGATAGTTGTGCCTATCAACAAGATGTTAAGCAAAGTACAGACCCACTTGAACTAATTTTAGACGTTACCAAGTACGTTCATTGTAACAACATTTGCCATCCAACAAATAGAAATTATCCTCCCAATCCCGCGTTACTGGTGGATATTGAATCTAGTCTTTGGGGTATTGATAAACTGTCCAGCAATTGTGATCAAGCAAAATACCCATTCTGTGGTCTAAATGGATGTTTATTAACAAAAGATCCTCGTGTAGCTCCACATATTACACCATATGCATGCGAAAGGGGTCGTGCTGGAGAAAATGCAGTAGTTACCACAAACATAAAAATACCAACTGATTCTGGGATCAGGATTCCTGATCCAAATATTTGTCGTAGACTTGATAATGGATACTATGTTGACTATGGCAAAACTTATGGAATGAAAAATATAATTCCATCAACTTTGCGAAATCAACAAGTACAATTACCCATTCTTGTACCATCCAAATGAAAAATTACAGACTATTTTTTCGGGTACCTATAATATCTTTTTTTGTATAGTTATTAAATGGAAGATCAGCTTCCATCTATTAATTATAGAATTAATATGGTGAAATACCTATACACTAACTCTAGATTTGATATGAGCAATGTTTTACATTGCTCATATCAAATCTAGAGTTATAAGATGAAAACTATTTTTTCTTTTTCATCTTATAACTCTACCATATTATTAATTAAATTAAGTTAGGATAGTATCTCCACCTTATGTAGTTAAGTAAACACTATTTCATGGTTTTTTTTTGAGCATACTTTTCGCATGAATGTTTTATTTTATGAACATATTTATCGTAGTTTGTTCTATACAATTCAGCTAGTTTTGAATTAAATGGGTCATTAAAATTTGGGTTGCTTAATAGCAACATAATAGATAATATAATGGTAATAATGTTTAATGATGGAGTCCATTTATTGCTATCCTTTATAATATCCAAACAAATGTCACCAGAATTATTGATATTGACATGTTGGATTGGAGTTATGAATTTTATATTTGGAGCAGAAAATGGATAATCGTTTGGTAATTTTATTTCAAGCTTAAATTGATATCCTTGGTATAAACTATCCTCAGGACCATAGAGTAATGCCTCCCAATGGTATAAATTTTCATTTACCATATTTACCCTAAACATCTTGTCATATATCTGACCATTTTTTTCGATGCTATGTACTTCATTCAAGATTCTTCTGATACTAACTGTGTCCATTATGTATTTACCAGTAGAGTGAATCGTATTTCCACTATATTTATTTTTTTTCAATTTTTATCAGCTAATTATATTTGAATAAATCATTATTAGGTTATTTATGATAGATAAAGCATATTAACCTAATTATAACTTAGAAAAAAATCAATTGCGAAATCTATCCAATATATTGTTCTTTAA